TTACTTCCAAGACACACCATCATAGAAATAAACTTTTTTGGTGGAATAATCCATGCAACTGCTCCCCTGTGGCATCGGGACCCCTTCACATGCCTGTTTAAAATTGCTGTTAAGCTTGTCCACGCTGTCCCCCGCTGCTGTTGACATTCCATAATGTCTCTTGCCAGTATCCCTGTCATAGCTTTCCAATGTAATCATAACGTCCTCCTATTCTTCATCGAACAAACCGTTCTGTTTATTCTCTTCCTGTGCCTTTTTTAGTAATTCTATTGCTTCCTTACGTGAATATTTAAGATACTGCACGTAATATTCTTCCCACGGATATTTACCCTGCTTTGCCAGATCATAATGATGCTGCTTATCTTCTTCATAGTTGTATGTAATATCACCGAATGAATAATTGGTTTCATATTCTCCAACCGGTGCAAGATCATACAGATCTGCAAATACGGACAGCGCATAAATTGTATCATTTACTGCCACCTGTAAGTTATCTCTGATATCCTTTATAAGCTGTATGGTTCTTCTATCGTCTGATTCAACCTGGGTAGCTGTTACCATACCTGTTTTCTGATCCAGTACAAAATAACCATTGCTGTAACCACATTTATACCCAATCATAGACAGTAAATTGTTTATACCTACAATTCGCTTATCGGTATTTAATGGACGCTCTATAGCCTGATAAAATTCATGACTATCTGCTCCATACACATTGTGAACATGATGCGGGAGTTTTATATCACTCTTGCTACCTATCTTCTGACCGCTCATATTAATAAGTCGGTCATCCAAAAGCTCAATACTCTCACTATCATATATTTCTCCAACATTTCGGCTGTATGCAATATCTAAGTCCTTTAATTCTTCCATAGCGCCGCTGAATACTGCAGTTCCCAATGGACTATCTATATCTATATCATTTGCTGCCGGCATCTTCAGGACTCCAAACAACATTGTATTTAATTTGCTGTCATTCTCCTTGGTTATATATACATCCGGCTGTAATGCTGCCCACTTAGTATCTGCTAAAGGTATTTCTTTACCGATATGGCGCTCTGTATTGCTCTTAAATGTCTTATTTTCTACATGGTAGTAAATTACCTCTTTGGATTCTCCAGTCTTATATGACACATCTGCGCGCATATAGCTGTGCCTCTCAAGTTTGGTATAATAAGTTTTATTATTATCCTTGCCGGTAGAATACTGATCCTGAAATACAATGTCATTTATCATACCGTTACTACTTGCAACTACACGGAAGCTGTCTGGTAAGAATATATCTACCTCATCACCGCCACATGGTTTTAATATAACTGTACCCGCTGCACAGGCATATTCAATCCATCCTCTAAGTCTTGGCATGATAGCTTTATCTACTACCTGTTTAAGCCATTCTGCACGTTCCCCACCATCTATTTGAATCTCTAAAGCAAGATTGGTAAGCCTGGCAGTTTCTTCACATATAGCATTTGCCATATTGATAGTCTTAATCCTCTGACTGGCATCTACCCAATGCGGTCGCCCCTGATAGGTCTTGAACCACTCAGCTATTTTATAGTCCATTACTGTACCATCTTTTATATCAATCCCAAAGGCTTTCTCTGCTTCTGTAGCAAACATTTTATTAATCACCCCTTTAAGCCAGTTAATGAATCCCATTTACAAACACCCCACCCCTTCATATACCTTTTGAATCTTAGGAAATTGTATTGCAATCCAGTCAACAAGTTCTTCATTTTGTGCCCATGCTCCACTATATTGCAATGCATTATCCTGTAACCCTGATTCATTCAAGAATGCATGTACAATTTCATGTCTTAATGTTTCTTTGGCAATTACATCTTTCTGCTTGTCGCTATCAAACACATATCTTTCATCATCATCCAGATCTGCCAAAACAATCAATTTTAATTCGCCATCACAATAACCTATCCAGTCATTACGTTTTAAGCATTCATCTTCCTTTGGTGAATGAATCTCTATTTTGTATTCTGTTCCCAGTATGCTTACTGTCTTATGCACTGCTGCCCCTCCTGCTCCACAATGGTTCATAGCTATATCTAAGTGCATCTATGATGTGGTTATTTTCATCTGGATATCCACTGATTGGATTTCCTTCTTTGTCTCTTTCATACTCATATTCACTCAATTCTTTATAGGCATTTGGTGTTCTTCTCTGATCTATTACGATATGTTTTGTCTGTAACCACTTCATACCGTACTCAACTGATCCAGGACCTTTCACTGCCGGTCTGGCTGGTATATCTATATCTCGGTAATCATTAATAGATTTATTTTCAGCAGAATCACAGGTAATATTGTAGTCTGTATATTCTTTATCTTTAATCCACTGCCCTGTTTCAGCATTGCTTGTCTTGTTCACATAGTTTTCATCTATAAGATAGATTGTCTCTGTGTTATGATTGTAATAGCTTCGTATAAATGCGTAATAGTCCGGGAACCAGCCCCAGTCCACGCCCTGATAAATTCTATCGAACATTGCTATCTCTTCGTCTGTAATCTCTCGGAAGTCCAAATATTCAAATACGTTACCACCGTTACCATTTGCAATACCGCCATATTCATGATCATACGCATCCGGATTCACTTCTTTTAAGTGCTCTGCTTCATCAATAAATGGCTGCCCCAACCACTCTACCGGTACATCATGATATGTAGAATGATGTACTACTCTATTCTCTTTTGGAGTTTTTACATACTTATTTGCCCAGTTATTGGCTGTTTTAGGAGGATTGAATGTCTTAAATATCCATGCCCTGTCACCGCCTCGGATTGCTGACTGTTCAATCTTTCTGACTTCTTCTTCTCCACTGAACTGATCTAACTCTTCAAACCAGAGAATACCAATATATCCAAACTCTGGCGTAATGGACTTTATCTTATCCGGATCATCTGCACCTCTGAAATATATTTTTTGTCCAGTTGCAGTTAATGTGATTTCTAAAGGACTTTTCTTTGCATCAAATTCCTCTGTAAAATCTTGTTTTCCAATTGCCCATTTAATTTTGGCATATACAGAATCCTTTATTGTATTGCCAACTTTTCTGCAGACAACCGCATGTACATCATGGTTATTTTTCATCAGTTCAAGAATCATATTTGCAACAGTTGACGATTTTGTAGAACCTCTACCACCCTTAAAGACATATTCCAGATGTTTATGATTTCTGATATCTCTGATAACTGAATGGAATGTGTCCGGGATTATATCCAAATCCATATGATATGTCTTAGACTTCATGGCTGCTTCTGCCTGTCTCTTTTTTTCTTCCTGTTCCTCTTTTATCTTTAGTGCCTTTTCAAGATCATTGGCAGCCTTTAGCCTATCTGTTAGACCAGCATCCAATCCGAATGCATCTTTCTCTTCCCCCTTAATTACTCGTGCCCGGAATGCCTGTATATCTGCCAAGGACATGATATCCGTACCATTCTGTTTATCAATCTCTGCCTGTCTCTTTGCTATATAAGCCTTTATCGCTGGTTTGCGCTTGTTCTCTCTTCCTTGTCCCTCATAGTATTTATATCCTGCACTCTTTGCTGCCTGTGCAGCATTACCGCCATTCTTTATATACTCATCTGCAAATCTTTTCTGTTTTGGTGTCAGTTGTTCCATGTCCGCACCTCCTTGTATATGTCTACAAGGCACATTATTATATCCGGCATAGAGCATGTCTTTATTATTTCATAATCCCTTTTTACCCATTCCTGCTTCAGGTCTGACCATTGGGTAACCGGCGTTGTAATCTGGTAAGATGTAATTACTCTCTTCTGGTCATCAGAAAAGAACTGGTTGCTATTGATTTTAATAACTAATCCAGTTCCTATGATTGCCGTCTGCAATTTCTTCATCTTTCCTCTTAAATTCATATCATCCTACCTTAAATGCATTCTGCAAATATCGACGGTTATTCTGTATAATCTTCAATCGTATCAATGCCGTATTCTATAGCACATTCATGCTCAATACGGCATCCTCTGGCATCTTCCCAGCCTTTAGCAAAAAATGCAACATCTGCTGTTGACAACAGTTCCAGAGACTTTCCCAGAAACCATAATGGTTTTGCTTCTGCCGGTGCACTCTGAAAGAAAGAATCGATAACTTCTACTTCTTCATTGAAATGCTTTTTCGCACTCTCAATAGCTTTTTCTCTAACTGCTAAGATTTCCTCGTCTGTTTTACCTCTCATGGGCTGACTAATAAATAACTTTTTCATTTTGTATACTCCATATTTTAAAATAAAAGAGCCGCATACATAGATTATCTCTACATATTCGGCTCGGTGGCGCTATTATATATCTCTATTTAATTATAAGGGAAAGTGGTGATTGCATCAAGCTATATAGAATAATTCTTTCCGCATATCTTCGCATATCCTCTGGTGCAATACATTAAAGTCACTGGCATAATTTGCTTCGTATTTTTTCATTAATCTTTCCAGTTTTTGAACGTTGTCAGCACTCATATTCCTTTTTATTATCTCTTCTTTCGCCTTTGCATCATTAGCTGGAATATGGTGTTTGTATAAGAGCATAATAGCACCATGTAATAAAACATCTTCCATATCAAACTACCTCCTGTTTTTATTTTATCATACACCAAAAGGGCAAAAAAATAAAAGTTATATATTCCTTTCTTTCCTTCTTATATTATTCTTTATTCTTTAATATTCTTCTAGTGCTGTGATTTTGCCTGTTAAATTTTGAAATGCAAAATCCCAAACCTCTTATAAATAAAGGGTTACAGCCTGTGATTTGTCTGTTAAATTGCCTGTGGTCTGCCTGTGAAGTTGCCTGTTAAATCAAAAAACTAAAAGTCTTAAAACCCTTATAAAATATGGACTTATAAGGTATATGTTGCCTGTGATTCTGTCTGTGATTTACTACACTAAAGTGTGCCTGTTTTGATGGTGTTTTACAGCCTTTTTTATTTCTGCCTGTTAATTGTCTGTGATTTGCCTGTGAAGTTGCCTGTTAAATTTAAAATACAGAATCCCCAAAAGCCTTTTAAATACTGGCTTGTACCCTGTGGTTTGCCTGTGATTCTGCCTGTTAAATATGAATACTCTATTAAGACTTGTTTTATAGATTAGGCGAATTGCTTCGGTAATCTGCTTTTTACTGTCCTTTATAAATGAAAAGGATGTCTATACACTGTTGTATAAACATCCTTCTTACTGTATTAAGGGCTTTAATCAATGTGGTTTACTACACCATTACTACACCATTTTATATTTTTATATAAAGATTTACATAGAATTACATTACATGCTCAATCCCTGTAAAACCTAGTAAAATCAATATATGCAGACTTATAATCAATAGCATAGAATTATATTATTTATGGTTTCAAATAATATTGTGATATCTCATTTACATTGACTTCCTTTCTGCGATTTCTGCCATTTTTGCATCATTTAAACGGGTATCACCGTGTACACGCGAATAGGACAGATAACCGTTCATACGTTCTATCTTGGTCAGATTACGGCTGCCGCATTTAGGGCAGACATCCATTTCCAGTTCCTGATGTCCACAGTCATCGCAATATGCCAGTGACAAATTGACACCTTCATAAAAGCCCATATCCATTGCTCTTCTTACCAGTGTTTTGATGGCAGTAATATTATAATCAATCGGATATTTTACATACTGAATCTTGCCACCGTTAGACAGTTCCCAGAAACGATACTCCAGGTCCTGTTTCTGAATCGGTGTGATATCTTCTGTTACATGGCAATGGAAACTGTTGCTGACATATTCTCTATCGGATACACCTTCTACAATGCCGTATTTCGCACGGAACTGCTGTACCTGCAATCCACACAGATTCTCTGCCGGTGTTCCATAAATGGCATATAAGTTGCCATCTTCTTCCTTGAAACGATTGACTTCTTTATTGATATATTCCAGTACTTCCAGAGCAAATTCGCCATCCTCTACCAGTGATTTACCATTATAGAGCATCTGTAATTCATTAAAAGCTGTAATACCAAAAGAAGCTGTTGCTGTCTTTAATAATGGTTTGATCTTATCAGTCAGCTTCAGATGTCCACCAAGGAAACCACCTTCACAGTATGCCAGAGGGTTCGTGGAAGCTCTCATATTTCCCAAATAAGCATAGGTTCTGATATGAAGTTGTCTGATCAGATTCAGATAATAGTCCAGAACTTCATAGAAATCTCTGCTCTCCTGTCTTGCCTTTGCCAGAATCATAGGTAAATGCAGTGATACAGCACCAATATTAAATCTGCCTACAAATACAGGAACATCCTTATCATCGGCAGGGTGCATACCACCTCTTTCATACCATGGAGAAAGGAAAGCACGACACCCCATAGGAGAAATAACCTTGCCATACTGCTTGTACATGCTGGCAATATAGCCTTTACCTGTCAGGCTGAGCCAGTCAGGATACATAGTCTTTGCAGAACATTTAACACCTGCTTCAAAGACATCCTCTAATGGTTTGCCCGGTCCATGCAGGTTCTCATCATATAAAAATACAATCTTAGGGAAAAGTACAGGTTTCTTACATTCCTTTTTACCCTGTCCTTTACGTCTTACCTCCAGCATCTTAATGGTTGCCATCCTGGCAAAACGGTCAGTTCCGATGCCTGCTGTCATGGTAATGAATGGATAATCACCACGGCTGCTGGCTACTGTGTTAAATTTATATTCCCATCCCTGGAATCCCTGCTCAAACTCACGTTCTACATCCTTAAGTGCTTCCTGTTCCGCACGTTCTTTGCTGATTCCAAGATTAATATATTTTTCTACGGCAGTCCGATATGTCTTCTCTGCATAAGGAGCCAATATCTTATCTACTTCGGGAACGGTGAATCCGCCATACTGTTGGCTGGCTGCACTTAATACGATATCACCGATCACATCAAATGCAACATCCAGAGACTTAGGTTCGTTATACCAGATATTTCCCATCTCAAATCCGCCTGTCAATACACTCTGTACGTCGAACAGACAGCAGTTCATCGTATCTCTTCTGGCAGACATATCATGTACATAGATATAACCATCACGACATGCCTGAATCTCTTCTGTAGTCATAAAGAATTTTTGATATAATTCCTTATTTAACTGGTTAAATATAAGACTTCTCTTGGTAGATACAAGTGCAGAATCTGTATTGGCATTTTCTTTATCACCGACATACATAATAGACTGGCTCTTCTTATATACGTCATCCAGCATCCGGACAAAATCCTGCTTATAATTACGATAATCACGATAACTCTTGGCAACAATAGGTTTTACATCTTCCAATGCACTCTCTACAATATTATGCATAACAGGAATCGGCACTTCATCTAATCCCATTTCATTTACTTTTCCAATTACATCTTCACAGATGTGTCTCTTTTCTTCATCAGAGAATTTGGTCAAAGCTCTGTAGGCAGACTTACCCACTGCAGTAATTACCTTCTGGACATTGAATAATTCTTTACTTCCATCCTTTTTTACTACATAAACTTCTTTGGCTGGCTGATATAATTTGCCATAATCAACCTCATCACCGGTCACATCAAGCGTGTTCCCCATAGTATTTCCTCCTTTTTCCCCACACCAAATATAAACTGACTACGCAAAAATGGTATGCAAATAGTCATGTAAATTAATACAATTTGATTCTTTCGGGTACATTTATAGTGATTTTTTAGAATTGTTATATCATTGGGATATGTCGTTTGGTAAGTCCATACACTTACTAAAATTGTGTTTATATTGTGATATTTATTTATTCATCCACAATATGTTGTGTATGGATATTAGTATAGAACAATTACTCTCCTGTGTCAATCAACACTCTCTACAGTAATCTGTTAAATTTTTTATATAAAAGCTACAATTCTTCTAAAATTACTGTTGAAAATAATTACTCAAAAAAAGAAGATACCATATCTAGTATCTCCCTTTGAAATTCACTCTATTTAATTTTACTGATCATCTTTTGGAACTTGTGGTTTCTGCTTCCAACATTTTACACCAACATAACCGCCTGCTGCAGATACTACAATAATTACAGCAAATACCATAAGGTACGATAATACCATTCTGAAAAATTCTATCAAATTAGCCATAATGCATCCCTTTCCATCAAATTTACTGAATAATTATATTATTATCATAACACTTCTGCTACTACATCGTCAAGAAGTGAATTTCCATCTGCCGCAGTTGTAGCAAGTTTATCGCATCTTTCGTTCTCCGGATGACCTGCATGTCCTTTAACCCATGTAAATTTGACCTGATGAGGTGATTTTGCACGAAGCAGGCGTTTCCACAGATCAACATTTTTGACCGGATTGTTGTTGCTGCCTTTCCAGTTCCTGCGTAACCAGCCATCTACCCAGTGTTGATTGAACGCATCTGTTACATACTTGGAATCCGATATTACTTCTACCTCACATGGTCTGGTCAATGCTTCGAGACCGGTAATTACTGCCATTAATTCCATACGATTATTGGTTGTCTTTTTATATCCGGCACTATATTCTCTTTCATGAAGTTCTCCTCTGGAATCAACATACTGAAGTACGACACCATAGCCACCTGGACCTTCCGGATTACCTCTTGCAGCTCCATCTGTGAATACTTTAACGAACATATTGTTCCTCCCATTGTCCTGAATGTATAAAATTCTCTGCCATATTTTGAGCCTGATTTGTAATTTCTTTTGAAAATCCAATAACTTCCAATAATTTGATGGCATTTCTGCTTTGTGCTCTGCCATTCATCAGTCGGTATGAAAACAATACATCTTTGTCTTTTACTTCTTCTTCAAAATGATAATTATCATAATCGGCTTCCAGCAGATGTGTCAATTCTACATCATGTGTTGCTGCAAAACAGTACACTCCCTTTTGACTAAGCTGATGCAATATCTGAGCTGATGCTGCAATACGTTCTATCGTATTGGTTCCACGAAGTACTTCATCCACAAAACACAGTAAAGGCTTGTCGGTATCCTGCAAAGCCGCATCCATGATCCTTTTCAATGATTTGATTTCTACGATATAATAGCTCTCGCCACCGTCAAGATTATCGCGCAGTGCCATAGATGAATAGATACGGTAACAGTTTCCCTGATATCTGTGTGCTGCACATGTATGGATCGTCTGTGCCAGAATCGCATTAACAGCAGTCATCTTAAGGAAAGTAGATTTACCGGATGCATTTGAACCGGTGATCAACATTCCGCGTTTCTGGTAAAATGAATTTGCTACCGCATCCTCTAAAGAGGGATGATAACCTTCTTCTATCCTTAATGCGGTCTGCGCATCATCAGTAAGTTCAGGTACACACCAGTAGGATAAACCGGCACGAAATGCACCGATTGCAATAACAGCATCCAGATAGCCAATATACTGTGCCAAAGCCTCTATCTGTACTGTGTGTTCACGAACAAGTTTTAACATACGGTTAAATTGAATAATATCCACATGTGTCAACATTTTAAAATAATCAACGATCAATTCTGCCGGATTCCCACTGGATGCATTCATTTGAAACACCAAGTGAGAGCTTTTATGCAAAGCATTTAACGCCTGAACTTTATCTGTCAGTTCTTCTCTGTATTTTATCATTCCGGACATGGGTTCTTTTAAAATAGTTTCTGCACATTCAAGCATTCTTATAATATAAGCAAAACTTGTCAAATATGGAAGTGCTGTATTTTTCTCTTTCAAATATGTCGCTATATTAATACATGATACTACGATCAGAGCAAAGATTCCCAGACTGGATGAAGCTCCGATCAGTACAATAGAAACGATAAATGCAATAATTCCTATTATATGGCCTGTGTTATTTCTCTGTCCCAGATTGTCGAGGAAATTCAAATAATCATACAGTGAAAACCGCCCGGTATTTCCCAATTCATGCAATATCATCTGCATACGTATACGATCATCTGTATTATTCTGTAAATACTGAATATCTTCTTCCAGACTATTCACATCATCTGCATGAAGGGCTGGAAACCTGAGCATATTATATAAATATTCCGCACCTGAAGATGACTGTGTATGATTCATCCTGGCAAAAATACCATCCATATTCAAATCATTCCATGTAATATCATCCAGATAAAAAGATATATCCTCATCTTCTGTTTTCTTCAGAAAAAGGCGTGAAATTGTCTTCATCTGTTCCGGTGTATAACTCTTAATTTCATACTTTCCATAATCATGCAGTAAATGTTCTCTGTATTTCTGCTTCTGTCTTTTTTCTTCAATCGCGCCACGAATCATGCAATACAGCACAACCACAAATATCAGAGCAAATAATATTATGAATTCCATAGAATCACCTAAAGATTAGATGGTCCAAAGCCATATGGCAGCATCTCTTCCAGAGTTTTATCAAGATACTCGTCCTCTGAAATGGCTGTAATAACTCTGAACGTCTTAGGATCACAAAATTCCATCATTACCTGTCTGCATACACCACATGGATATGCATAGTTATCCGGTAAATCTCCTTTTCCACCTACAATCGCAATTGCTGCAAATTCACGCTCACCTTCGCTCACTGCTTTGAAAAAAGCTGTACGTTCGGCACAGTTGGTAGGTGTATAACCTGCATTTTCTATATTGCAGCCTTTATATACTTTACCTTCTTTTGTAAGAAGTGCCGCACCAACCTTAAATCCTGAGTAAGGTACATATGCAGCTTTCCTTGCCTCAAGTGCCAGTCTGATTAATTCTTTATTATCCATTATGATCAT